GGGCATAAAAAGCGCTAGCGTAATTTAATCCTGGCTTTTTGGGCTTTGGGCTTTGCAAGCAATTTGCAAAATTCTGTTTTGTTTTTGGTGTTTAGATTGGGCATGAAACATCAAAGCTGCGCACCCCATTCCCACCCCACCCCAAAGAAAAATCAGATTTTCTGAAGTATGTCGGTATTAGGCGTAAGGTCTATGGAATCGAAGGTGGTCGTGTAGATGGTTCTACCCCTTATCTTGTCCATGTTCCATTGGTTGTAAGTGGTCCACAACGGTCCTGTATCCACCGACACGATGTACTGGCAGTATTGCGCTAGGTTACCGATCTCAGACACGCTCATGTGCATTTCTAGCGTACTTGGGCATAGTTTGGTGGGGTAGACCGTCATCACATCCATGTCCTTGCAAAGCAGCTTGGTTAGGCTCTCAAACTTGCCTGGGGAAAAGGTGGGCAACTGGTTGCTTCCTGGTGGGCAATTGATGATGAGGACATCAAAGGGCTGATAGACCTTCTTTCTCAAGGCGGGGTACTCAAAGAGTAGGTCGTACTTAGTCCGTATCGGGTTCTTTACCCCTAGGCGTTTGGAGAGGGTGTCAAACCAGTCTAGGTGCAAATCAACCCAATGGCGCTGTTTGGGGTGTCGGTAAAACCAACCATCCACGCCAAGCCAGGCGTTAGTTGCAGAATCGACCTTCTCTCCTAGGGGGAGAATCTCGATAGTGGTTAAATCTTCCACTACTGCAAGCAACTGCGGGATATAGATGTCCTGGCAATAATGGCGAAAGATGTAGTCTGGGTAGAGGTAGGACAGTCGCCTTAGATAATTGAGGTGGATTAGTTGGTCACCTAGATGATATTCATTGTAGGTTTGTATCATGTTGTGTATTATATGGTTATGAAAGGAGATGTAAAGATGAATATAGAGATTGAAAAGAATATTCCAATTCCCCCTGAGAAAAAGCGCAATGTGTACCCATATAAGATCATGGACATTGGAGAAAGTTTTGTGATTCCACAAGCAAAGATACAAATTGTGTGCAATGCCAACTACCGAGCTGGCAAAGTATCGGGTAAAAAGTTTATCGCTAGGCGAGAAGGGGATGGGGTACGGGTATGGAGAACAGCGTAAAAGAAGCCAATGGCTCAAAGAGCGTCAATGAGCTAATTGAAAAAGCAAGTGATGATGCTAAAAAGATGTATATGCAACGCATCTGGGCAATGGACAAAGATCAAATATTTCATGAATTGATGCGAGTTCATGCCGAGAGTTCTAAGCTCCTCATGCAAGCCCAAGCGGAATTAGAGCGTTTGCGCCAAGTGGTAGGTGAGGATGACCCAAAGCGACATTGATAAATTAACCCAAGAACGCCTACTCTACAAAGCCGAAATGTTAAAAGCCATTGCTTGCCGAACTAAGAAACAGAAGATAAAGTTAGCAAACCAATGGAAAGAAAGCTATAGCGCCATGACTTATACCGCTTTGATTAATCTAGCCCGTAACCACGAAGCCAGGTTAAAGGTAGCGTATTGGGATATTCCCAACTTTGAACTAAAGAAACTAAACAAACACCAATGAAAAAGACCGCAGCAGTCGTTACCGTTACCACAGGTCGCAAAGAGTTAGAGCGCTGTTTACAGGGTGTGGCACGCCAATCCTACCCATGCACCCATTATGTTTTGTGCGATGGTGAGGATGACCATGCAATAGCCCAGTTCTACGATATGACTAGGGATTACGCTAAGTACGAAGCCCGTTGGTCTTATTGGGGTAATACCATTGGTGGCAATGGCTGGTTGGGTCAGCGCTGGTTAGCTGCTGCGCCACAACTCATTACCGAGGATGTGACTTTCTTTTGCAATGACGATGACTGGTATGACGAGCATCATGTGAAGTCCATCATGGAAAAAATTGATGCGGGTTATGACTGGGCGCATAGCTTACGCAAGGTGTATGACAAAGACGGCAAGTATTTGTTTGACGATAACTGCGAAGCCATTGGCGAAAACCACCACGCCTGGAATATTGAAGGGCATCATTTTGTGGATTGGTGTATGTGGGGTATGAAAACCGACAAGCTACGCCAGATTGCCATTTTGCTAAACAACAAAGACTTAGCCGTAGATCGGCACTTTTACAACGCAGCCAAACAACTCTTTCCAAACTTTACCAGTACCAATCGGCATACCTTTAACTTCCGCTTAGGTGGTGGGTGCGGGGTGCAAAAGGAGTTTTTTGAACAAGGCAACGCCTGGATGCTCAAAAAGTTTGACAACAAATTACCGTGGATTAAAACCTAATGGATTTTAATCTTAGTCAGTTTTACAACTTTTGCTCTCAGCTACAGATTGAAACCAAAGAGCAAGGGCTAAAGCGCATGGGCAATCTGCTAGGTACGCAGACCTATGTTATGAACGAAATTAAAAAGGGCTTGGCAGAGGATGTGCATTTCTTTGTCATCCTGAAAGGAAGGCAACTTGGCATCACTACAATATCACTCGCACTTGATCTCTACTGGCACTTCACCCATCCAGGGTTGCAAGGAACGCTCACCACAGACACCGAAGAAAACCGAGATATGTTCCGAAGCACCCTTGCCATGTATATGGAAGGTTTACCCAAAGAGTATCGAATCCCGCTTCTTGCCCACAATCGGAATCAGCTTTCCCTCAAGAACCGCAGCCGTCTTTTTTATCAAGTCGCTGGGCTTAGAGCAAAAGGTTCACTTGGTCGTGGAAAAGCTATCACATACCTACATGGTACGGAAACAAGTTCTTGGGGAGATGAAGAAGGACTAGCTTCTTTATTGGCTTCGTTAGCGGAAACCAATCCAGATCGGATGTACTTGTTTGAATCGACTGCCCGTGGCTTTAATATGTTCCACGATATGTATGTCACCGCTAAACGGGCTAGAACGCAAAGAGCCATTTTCTGTGGCTGGTGGCGCAATGAACTCTACAGCCTTGATCCTGATGGTCAAACCTATAAGGTGTATTGGGATGGCAAGCTCACAGGCGAAGAAAAAGAGTGGGTAAAAGACATTAAAAAACTCTATGACTTTGAAATTAATAGCCGTCAAATAGCCTGGTGGCGCTGGAAACTCTATGAAGGCATTAAGGATGACAGCTTAATGTACCAAGAGTTCCCGCCTACCGAGGACTATGCCTTTGTGATGACGGGTACTTCTTTCTTTTCTAATGCGAGGTGTACCGATGCCGTCAAAAAGATTAAGCGTATGGATTGTGAGTACTTTCGATATAGCTTTGGAGTTAACTTCCAAGATACTGAAGTTCTTAAATCCACAGAAAGACTGGCTACGCTCAAGATTTGGGAGCAGCCTGTTGATACTGCTTATTATGTTATTGGCGCTGATCCCGCTTACGGTAGTTCTGATTGGGCTGATCGCTTCTGTATTCAAGTCTATCGGGTATATGCTGATGGGCTTGAGCAAGTAGCTTCCTTTGCAACATCGGAACTAAACACTTACCAGTTTGCATGGATCATTGCCCACTTAGCGGGTGCATACAAAAACTCTACCCTAAACCTTGAAGTCAACGGTCCAGGTCAAGCCGTGATTAATGAGCTAAAGAATTTAAGACGACAAGCTGCCAACATGGGTAGCGCATTAGGCAAAGACCTGATGGATGTGTACGCCAATATGCAAAACTACATTTGGCGCAGAAATGACACCTTGGGCGGAATATCGAACAGCATTGGCTGGCTGACTACCGCTGCTACCAAAGAACGGATGCTCACCTACATGAAGGATTACTTTGAGCGTGGCATGATGGACATTTACGACATGGACACCATTGAAGAAATGAAAACCATGGTGCGTGATGGTGGCTCAATCTTGGCTTCTGGGCGTAATAAAGATGACCGAGTAATTGCGTCTGCTTTGGCGTGCGCTGCCTTTGCCGAGCAAGTACAACCTAGGCTAATAGCCCAAAAGATTACCCGTAATATCTCACGGGTGCAAGACGACTTTACTCCAGAGCAATTAACCGTTGGGCGTAATGTATCGGATTACTTAAAACGCATTGGGGTGTATGGACAATGAAACCCACGATTCCAAAGCGTGATTTAAAAATTATCATGCACCGATTTTTGTCAGACAAAGATCGAGGAATTAGTATTCCTTTGTTTTCGGATAGATCGGAAGAG